GGTTCCACCAGTTCCGATCTCGGCTTCTATCTCACTCCTGAGCTCACCGAGAGCCCCTGCGGTCAATACAGCCACGACCGGAGAATTGATGGCATATGCTGCGGCAGTAGTGCCCTCGATGCCTCGCGTGACAGTCCAGGTGGCGCCCACCATCGCAGTCACCAAGATCAGCTCTAGGCCGATTCTAATGCGAAACTGAGGAGCCGTCGGGAAGTTGGCGGTCGAAGCGACTGTCAGCGTCGCATCACTCGCGCCGATGCCAGCCGCCAGCACTGTCCTAGCCTGATTCGCAAAGCGTTCTGTGGTCATAGTAGGATATCCAATGGCGCATCGAGTGCGCCTTTAAAGATTGTGGACGCGACGAATGCGCCCTCTTTGATCGCGAGGGTAAAGACCTTGACTACTTGATCGCCCGTGTCGAACTGCACCGAATTAGAAACCTGTGTCAACTCGTCAGGCGTGCCCCCGGAAATGTACGCGTAACTGGTCGAGTCATCTGTGAACGACGTTCGACCATCGGCACCCAGAATCACCGAACCTGCTACTAGATCCCATGTTGACGAATCGATGGATGTTGCTCCAAGCCGCGTCATTTCAGCTTGCCAATCGTACGCAAATCGAATGTTGTCGCCGGCTGTTTTTTTGTAGTGTGATGGGTTCATCTGGGCGCCTCGAATCGATTGGTATCTATACCAGTGCGGGAAAAATTGAATCACCGTCAGTTGCCATCATGGATTCCGCGTGCTCAAACGAGATGTAGAAATAGCCATCTTTGCCCCACGATGGACCCCATGAGTTTGCGAACTTGAGGAGTCGCGCTTCCATATCGCATCCAACGCACTCGATGCAATGGCCACCACGGACCGCTCCAGTGGGCTTCACGAGTCCGTTATCGTCTGGATCATCGTAACCCTCGTACCAATCCCAGCCAACGTCACCGGGTCCAGTCTGCAGAGCGGTCAGGATATCGGTGAGTGAGAACGCGTTGGCGAAGCTCTTGACGAGTCCGAGTTGTCGGCACGCGTTCCAAGCGCTCGTAGTATCGGTTCCGGTGTCGTCGGGTGGATACGTGCCATCAATCGAGTCCAGCGTCGTTGCCAGCTCGTAGATTTTCAGCGCATCAGCTTCGGTGAACTGATGCGTGAATGGACCAGTGGAGAGTACGCCAGCGGCACCGTTGCCCTCGCATGAGCCAATTTCACCTTGATCGAATATTGGTACATTGCGTTTCCATTCGATGGTGCGCAGCGCAGAGCGAGGCAACGAACGAACGCCGTGCTGCTCTCTCCTCGGGTCAATCGATACATGACGCCCCAGTCGCTTGCCGGGTACGATGATCTCAGGTTGCAGTCTGACTAATTGGTTCATGGGTATCTCGACACGATATTGGGATCAGCGCACATTTTGGTTGCTAGAGTTTTGATTGTGATACCCTGCTGAGCTGCAACATTTTTGAGCGCTGCGTCTTTGGATAGCGCAGCAATGCAGTTGGCTGTGTTGCCGGGAAAAGCGCTCGAACCGCCCGTGGTAGCCTTGCCACCGGTTGCCAGCGCTCCACCGGTGCCAGGTGAGCCACCGGTTGATACTGAGCCGCCAATGCCAGCAGCACCGCCCGTGTGCGGTTGCACTGCCGAGCACGCGTAGGACTGAGTGCCAACCATTACAGACACCGCAACGCCTGAGCTAGTAGCCGTGGCTCCACCGGTCGAGCCGCAAGCAAATGTGAGTAGCGTACTCAATGTGGCGCGTAGAAATTGGTTCACTTGATCACCTTGCGTTGTTCAACGATTGTGTATGTGTTCTCTGGATGCAGCGCGGATTGCTTCGCTTGCTCCGTTTGAATCGTGCTCAGTCCTGCGCAGAACAGAGTGTCAGCCTGCAACGGGTTAAGTTTGAATGTTTGCTCTAGGCAATACGGAAACTGATCGCCATTGCTTGCCGTCGCTGCCACTAGTTGCGTCGAGGAGCACCCGGCAAGCAATACGATAGACGCTAACGTGACCAACGTTGCCTTGGTTGCGGTCGTTGCGTTCTTACCGTTGCCGGTGACATCGAAGTCTTTCATTACTAGCCCGAGAGCCATAACGACAATGCACATTGCTACCTGTAGCCATTGAATTGGCGTACCGTTTTGGTACGCTGTGAGAGTTGTTTGAAGAATACCCAACGTTCCGAGAACGATGGCGCCTAGTGTTGTTTTCCAATTGATCATAACGCTTTCTTTCCTTCAGCTGGCGTAGTTTCCGCCGCTATCGATGTCGATGAATAGAACCACGTCACTAGCGTTCGCTGCTGCAGGGCTTTGATATACGCTTATTTGTATGGTGCCGTTATTGGTACCAGTTAGTAGTACGTTACAAAAGTATCCGGCGCTTCCTGAGCCCGAGTTCAGATCTTGAATCATTTCTAATCCTCCCTGCAGTGCCCAAGTTCCACCTACCCGTAGGTTATAGATCAGCTGCTTTTGTATTCGCTCACGCATGCTGTTCGATACAGAATCCATCCACTGCGATCGAATGGTGATAGTAGCCATCGTGTACCAGGTGGCGGAGTTTGGAATAACAGTATCACCTTTCCAAACTGATTCGGGAAACGCAATAATCGTCGGAGTTTCACTCAGTACACGAGCGAGCTGTATGTGATACTTCTGCGCGCGATGCGTGCCTGTCTTCGCCGTCACGAGACTAGGGTCGGTCCACGTGAGGTTACCACTATCGTCCGACTCAGCGATAAATCCCGTATGCGCACCCGTTCTCACGCGTAACGTCGGAGTGTCTACGTTTGCGGTCGGAGCAGTGGTTCCAAAACCAACGTAGCCCCCATTTGGTTGCATCAGTATGCTGTACGCTGTCGCTGTTCCGTCGCTTCGTTGGGCTTGGATGAACGAGATTCCTGTGCCCTGAACGCCAAACAACAGCCCATAGTTTCCTGCACCGCCGTCGTTTAGGAGCGCGAATTTCCCGCCGTTAGCGCCCAAGGTTGGAATAACGTCGCCAGTTCCTACGATGGACAATTGATTACCCGGAGCCGTGGTGCCAACTCCGACGCGGCCAGTGTTTTCGTGGATTGACGAGTCACCTAGTGAGTTAGTGCCAGTGAATTTCGCTAGTGTACCAGTTGTGCCCGTCGCATTTGCGGAACCCGCTGGGCCCGTAGCACCAGTGGCACCAGATGGACCTTGCGTGGCATTTGAGAATAGGATGAAGGCGAGCGAATTTGTATCAACGACGTCGCTTCCCGATGCATTGCTACAGACCCATCCGGTTGCCGCGTTTACGGTTCCGCCAGTCGAGAAGAAATAAGAACCTGCTGCACCGTAGCCAGTCGTGAAATCGGCGGGTCTAGTCCAGGCGCCGGAATGCACCAACCAGCAGCCATTTTGAGACGCGGTGCTCTGTCCAATCAGCAGCACACGCATGCTATCGGTTCCAAGCGATACTCCGTCAACAGTGGTACTCAGGCCGCTCCGTGTTGCAATGTTGGTCGTAGACACGGCAGACACTGACACATGTGGCTTGAGACCAACTGAGACACTGTCTACGTAGTGCTTGTTTGCTGGATCGGTGGGGTTTACCGGATCCGGGATGGTCGCTCCAACACGGACAAATGAGAGTGAGCCAAAGCCTACGATGTCAGATCCAGAATTTGGGTTGTTGGTACAAATCCAAATCGACGCTGAGTAAGTGGAACCCTGCTCAACAAATATTCCAACACCTCCGACACTGCCAGAAAAATTGGACGGGCGTGCCCATGCTCCCGTCTCAAACAGCCACAGCCCATTCTGTGTCGCATCCGTTTGCGCGACACAGAGAACAGCTGCTCCTAGGTACCCCGCTACGCCATCGATAGTCGGTACGCCTGACATTGATGCGACGTTAGTCGTCGCGACGACTAACGCATTGAGCCCTGATCCGGCTGGACCTGTAGCACCTTGCGGACCAGTTGCACCCGTTGGTCCTGTAGATCCTTGCTGACCAACTGATCCAGTTACTGTGATCGTGTGTGTGCCCGAGGCCGGATCGTACGCTACGCTCGCACCAACAAGATTGAGAGTCTCGACCTCCGGAGGCACTGGAATACCTCCTGATTCGATGTTGATCGAACCCGAAGTTCCAGCTAATTCTTCGTCAAGATAGCTCATATTCCTGCTCCAAAATGAACGATGCTAGCCCACTGTTGGTTTTGCGTTCCCGTTGTGCCATCATTGGGCCAATCATAATGAAGCGTTGGATCGATTGCTGGTGATCCGTTGCTTGCGTTGCACGGGCTGTAAATCGTCACGTTGGATAGGGTAGCGGACCAAGCCCACAGACTCATCGAGATAGCACCGGATGCAACTGCTGTGTGCAGTACCGACATTTGGAACACAAATGGCACCGCAGTCCCAGCAGTATTGGCAATCGACTCAAAAACTTGATTATAAGTTTTGCTGCCGATCTGAACTCGCACATAGGTCAATGACAGGACAGTATCGACCGACACTAAGTTTATGGGACTGATATTGATGAGCAACCGATCACCAGCCGTAACAGTTGGACCAGCAAGCACTAGAGCAGATCCATCCAGGTCGTACACTTGTCGTGGAGTGTTGGCTACGGTTTGCGGGGATGGACCAATGTGCGTGTTGTCTGAGATACTTTTGCGCAGCCCAACGTAGAACCCCCTCACGGGCAAAGAATTGGTCAACCGAGCATTGAGATTTGCGGTTCTGTCGGCAAGGTCTTGAAAGCCGCCGACTTCCGTCGTTGCGTTGCGTTGCGAAGAACCGTCGGGTGCCCTGACTTGAGTCGGGTAGTTTGCGGGGTTGTCGGTAAGCAGATCGAAAGTACTCATGGTTCACACCGTCCAGTAGACGTAGGAGGGGTCGCGCTCGGCAGGTAGTTGCCAATTTCCGGTCGGGTTAATCGAGTCGAAAGCAGTGGTGTCCAGCGGGTCGCCAACCTCGACTGGTAGTTCTGCGGCTGGCGCATCGTCGAAGCACAGAATCACCTGTTGCGGATCGGCGTTAGGTGGCGACCAATTACGAACGATGGATAGAATTGCCTGGGCCGTGCTGAATGAACAGGTCGATCCGTAGGTAGGTATTGGGTCCGGTGTTGGGCTCGATGCTTGGTACGGGTCGAGTACAGTTCCCGTTGCCGTGTTGTCGGTGGTATTGTAATCAGTCCAAACACCGGCGTCAGTCCAGAGTCCATCGCGAGTCCACGGATGCCCGAACAGCAACACCCAGAACCGGCTCTTAGCGTCGAATGCAGATCCGCTGGGCTGTGGTCCCCAATCCCAATTGGATGGAGTCTGGTCGATGCTAGCCGTGCCTACGGGTGCTCCACTGAGGTAATCTCCGTTGTACAGATATCCGCCTGCAGCCAATGTGTATCGGGTTGCCGGCGACGTCGAAGTTCCATCGCCACAAATAATTCGCACCACCACGGGATACCCCTGCAGCAGAGCCTGCAATTGCTCCATAAGCACCCACGCGGAACCTTTACGGCGATTCGCTTGACGCCAGAACCACAGACGTTGAGCGTACTGCTGCGATGTCTCGAGAAATCCCCTTGGAATTCTGCGTTGCTGCCCGAGTAGATTCAGCGAGTAATCGTCGCCGAACCCAGGGAACGACGCGTTGAGTCCAGCGATGAGCGCGTCACCTTGCGCATCGAGTAGAGCGCCGTAGCAGGTCAGGAGTTTGTACCCATTCCCGCACTTCTTCGGATCGAGTGAAGCATTTCCAAGCAACCAACGTGGAGCTATCCCAAGCAATGTATCGCGCCAGGTGGGCGTTTGAGCTCCGCGCTTTATGCCTCGCGCATTGCGGCCAATGTTGAATAGGAGTGAGCCAGACATTAGGTCCTCACCACAGTAGCGTTCGTTGTGCCTTTGACCGCTTGCGTCGTTGCGCCTACCGATATGTCCCCAGTCCCGGAGCTCGTTGACACAGTGACCTTGATGACTGGATTGACAATGTTTGCTAGGTTTTGCGTGGCGTCCTGAATCGCGCTCTTGATGGAGTCGATGAAGATCCACCTAGTACCGGACAGGTGGTCACCATCAATCAGTGCGGTCGGTATTACGTAGCCGCCAATCGGGTATGAGGCGAACAACTCATCCAGTGACGTTTCGATGTAGCCTTTGATTTGATCGTCACTCAACGAAGAGGTGGCATCAACGTAAGCAGTGTACGTGATTGCAACGACTGCTTGCACGACTACCTGTAGCACGGCGGTTACTCCGAGCGGTACGACCATCGTCTGAATAGCTACATTGAGACGACCGAGCGGTGTTGTGATGTCGTTCAGGTCACCAGGAACAACGCCACCCGAAGGCGATTCGACAACCAACGTCACCGGGTTACCGGAAACTACTCGGCACTTGCCGCAAATGAGCGAACCGTCTGCATTGGTTGCCGCGAGTGCCACGACTTCGTACGCTTCGTTAGGTCCATTGGGAGAAATGGCGGCTGTGCTTTTCTCGGCGCGATTGACTAGTCTCTGATCGCTCTCGTCATCTACACCCAGCAGCGTCGAAGTTACCGTGACCGATAGACCAGTGATTGCAGGGGACAGCGTGACAGTGGCACCAGCTGGAAGTGTCGAGGCAAAACCAACCTGGTCCGCTTCAATGGCGCTAGACGTTGAAGCGCTTGGAGCAACCGTAAATGTCGCCGTGTTGTGATACGTGTATTTTGACGTACTCTGGTCACTGTTCGTTTTGGTGTAAGTGATCGTTAGATCTTCGGGGTCTAGCGTAATGCTGCTTGTGGATGCATTGACGAATGTGACGTTTCCGGCAGCTGGCTGGGCTAGACTTCGAGTCGTTCCCCAATCGAACTTGGCAACAGCACTTAGCCAGTCACCAGATGATTCTTGCAGGAACTTCAGCTTGATTGCATTGCTTGCCCATTGCGTATAGGCAGCATTCCAAACTGACAGAGCCGCGGTAAGAGTTCGTATCGGTGAACCAACCTTCCACGTCGTAGTGTCGAGGCCAACACGCGTCATCAGCATGTACAGCGTATTTTTGACTGAACTTGCCTGAATGGGCGCGATCAGATCAGTGAAGCTAAGCATGCTGTTGCGCCTCAGTATTCATGGCGGTTATGAGTAGACCTGCATCGGTCAGACTCATGGTGAGCGAGTAGGGTCCTAGTGACGTAGTTCCACCTAGGTCGATGATCAATCCATCAGGGCTGGTCGTTTGAGTGATCTTGCAGATACAAGTCAGGTTTCGATCGTCCATGAGTATCTGTTTCTGGATCGCACTCTGGTAGGTAGTGACATCTGTCGGTGTCATTCACTTTTGGAGCAATTCCTGAATGTCGAACCCGTAGTCCGCTGGCTCGTCAATGAGGTCAAGGAATCCGAGCGGTGTGTTGATGCGCCGATAGTTGGCAGCAACTACGCTCAGTGTGCTGTTCGGGTCGTCCATCTCAGTCATTGAGATATCGTCGAAGCAAGCAACGTCGGAGCCGTACCCTAGGTTTCCCGTGGGAGCCGCCACCTGTTGGCTCAGTCCGGTTGCAACGGTTCCGGTGATGTCCGCATCGAACACAGGCGTCGAACCATCGGGTAGCACGCCTCCGTTCAGGTACACGTCTATGGAGTCGAGAATTTCTTTCATGGCGACACCCTGAACACGCCACCCATGGCGGTCCATGTTGCGCTGACCGAGGTGCCTAAGATAATCGCATTGGCATGACTAACGCCAGAACCGTCCGGGAATCCTCCGGCAAGTTGCGCAGTAATAGCCGCACCCATGGCAGTAACGGGGCCGTCCCAAGCGTATGCAAACACGCCACCCGACGCGAGCAGCGTTTGAAAATCGAGCATCAGTTGTATCGATGCCTTCAGAGCAGCAACGACAGCAACCATGATATTGATTTGAACTTCAATGGTGGGCGGCTGAATTCCGAGCGCGAGCGCCGCCTGAAGTGACGCGATGATCTGCTGACACAACTCAATCTGCGCAGCAAATGAGATTGATACTGATGGCTTCCAATTAGCGAGCGCTGCGAGTTGCGACTCGAGCCCAGCGAGTCCAACACCCAACGCGGTAACTACTCCGGGGAGTCCAACCGTCAAACTTTCTTCACCAACAAATGTCAAAGTGCTCATCTGACGGCACCCGCTTTGGTTGACCCTGATACGATTACGCCTGGGGCTGTTGGGCTTGACCAAATGACGATACCGGTGGCGGGGTTTCCTCCAATCGTTCCGACGAACGTTGCGGGGGCTAGCACGGTTGTGACATTGTCCCCTTGCGTTGCTATGTTGGCAGCAGCCAACGCGTCACCAGGTCCACCACCGAGCGTAATTCGTTTTGGTGCAAAGAACTGGTCTCTCGTGTCGCTCACTGGACAGACTGCTGGCAGGTCTGGATCGCCCTCGAGGAACTCAAGCAGCACAACGGAACCCGGTGACAACTCGGAATAGATTCCAGCGGGCGCGAAGTTTGGCACCATGCGCACGGGGGCTTTATCGGACAACGCGAGCAGGTTCAAACGGCCGTCACCGCTCTGGCTGTCCACGCGGTAACGCCACTTCACATATAACTTTGGGTCGATGATTTTCTCGACGTGCTGCTTGATGAGTTCTGCGAGTCGGTTGGAACCGGTGAATGGAACCGGGCTGAGCCATGCGCTGACTACGATGCTTGAGCCCTCTGCGGTCAACGTGAATTCACGGACCGTCAGTGTGCCGGTGAATCGAGTGTCGTTGAGTTGCGAGCCAATCTGGATAACGTTCGGATCTTCAATCGCAATGGTGGCAAACTGGTTGCTCGGGTTCCATTCTACGACGTGATAGAGCTTGGAGTCAGGAGTGCTTGGAGTTCTCGGTGCGATGTTGGTCAGTCCATCGAATCCCATCCACCAAGAAACCCCATCGGCGGCATCTTCTAGCACCTGGAAAGCGATGGCACGACGAACATAGTCGTTGCCTAGTGACGCGTTTCCGGGCTGGCACACTCCAATGGTCTCACCCACCCGTTGCGCGACGTCCTGAGCTACTCTGCTAGCCTTGACCGCCGCGTCGTTGTGATACGCTAACGAGACCTCTTGCCCCCAACCGTTCGCTCCACCCACCAGGCGATAGCTAGAGCTGCCAACGAAATCACCAGAGTACGCAGGGTCGATGGTGCCCACATAGGACTGGCCGCCAATCGTGAGAGTTTGTTTTCCAGAGAGTGACACCTGATCACCGATAACGACGGTTGCCACCCATGTGCCAGTAGTTGACACATGCAGCTTCACGCTTGCGCATGAGTTGCCACCAATTGACGGATTGGAAAGTTCGGTCATAGCTTAGGCGCCGGGGCTGGTGTGTTCTGTATTGCAGCAAGATCTGCCTTGCGTTGCTCGTTGTATTTCTTCTGATCTAGGTTGCGTTGGTCACGCGCGTCCGGCGCTGCTCCTTTTGGCTTCTCGTAGGCTGCCTGTTGAATCTTCATCGCACGGTACCCGATGACCGGTATGTCAATTGTCCATTCCGTTGATTCTCCAACACGCTCTGGCTGGTGAACATCTTCGATGATCACATGAGTGATATTGATCGTTGGGTCACTAAGGAAAGGATGGTCAATGGTGATCGGGTTGATTACAAGCGCTTGCCCGTTGCCACTCCCGCCAGCTTTCGCGATGGGGTTTCGAAGTGCTTCACCTGCTGCTCCATTAAGTTTGAATACAGCCCAATCAATCCAATCTTGGTCGTCCTGAAGGTGAATCTTCAGAAGGAACTTGCAAACCTCCATGCCCCAGAAACGGTATCGAGCACCGGTGAGACCTGGACCGGATTGAATCTGAATCTTGCGGGGAGCATGCGCGCCGATGACTTCGGTGTAGCCGGGAGTTTGCTGACCAGCTAGCAGCACATAGTCTTGCGGGCTGTGCTCGGGGCTCCAATACTGGATGACAGTGTCAGCCATGGGCGCCCCCGGTCTGAGCTAGACCAATCTGCAAACGGTCGCACAACACCTCATAGATCTCACGAGCGGTGTCTGCTGGACTTCGAGCGCCGTCGACCGTGATTGTGATGTAGTTGTTCGGTGCGCTGGCTGCTGATGCTCGCGATCCGCCACCATAAGAGCCGACCGATGGTTGCGCGTTGGCTGGGATTTCAACCATCTCGCGCACGGCTGCATGCACCTGCGGCGTACCCTGGCGAATGCCGGCGGCCATACCAAGAGGCATCTGGTAGCCAATCTGGGCGCGCATTACGAGCGATGGGCTGTGAATCCCTAGGATGCTTTTCAGGAGCTTGATCGCACCGGTGCCAATGCCTTTGATTGCATTCCAAACGACACCAGCTGCGCCAGTGATACCGTCAGCGATGCCTTGCACCATCCACTTGCCGAGTCCGCTCCAATCGTAGTTGTAAAGTAGCTTTGCTCCTTTGTAGATACCGAGAAGCATCAAGCCAGCGAGAATCAACGGAGCCAGAACTATCAACGCGGTGGCCGCTATAGCGATACCTATTGATGCAAATGCTAGAGCAACCAATCCGGCAACAAAGAGAACTCCACCGAGAGCAATCTTAATACTAGTCAGGGCCAACAGCGTTCCTAGGTCACCTTTGTAATCGAAGGTTTTGGCGACCCATAGCTGAAGGTCGAGCCAATGCCCTTCGGCAACAAGCACCCAATAGATCATGTCCTGAATCATGTGCTTGACCGCAATGCCGGCGCCTTCAGAGCTGCCAAACAACGGGTTGAACATGTCCTCGAGGATACCCTTCATCAACTTGCCGCTGACCGTCGTCTCACCGAACAATGACAGCACCGTGTTGAGTGACTTTAGAAATCCTTCGATCTTGATGCCACCGAAAAGCAAGCCAACATTTTCGTGCAGCTTGGCCATCTGCTTCGAGAACCCGAGCGCTTGTCGAGTAGCCAAGTCGCCAAGGTCATGCTTGACACGAGCCGCGAATCCTGCCGATGCCTTGCCCAAGAATCCGAATTGCCAGGACATGGCGCCCATGTACTTGTTCGCCTGGTCAACGTCGCCACCGAATGCGGCCGTTGCAATCGACGTGGACTCAAGCGCTCGTTGCAGGTTCTTGCCTCGGTATCCCACTGCGTAGAGGTCCTTCGTGAACCCCATTACCTGCGTGCGCGCGAGCCCGTAGGTTGCTGCCATGAGGTTGGTAGAGGCCATCAATTGGTCAGCCTTGCCTGCTGCAATGCCCCACCAGTTTGGGATCTTGGTCATTGCCTCAAGGGTAAGACTCTGTTCGCGGTAGAGTGACGCGTTGGCTAGGGCGAACTTGGCCATCGACACGGCAGCAGCTGCGAGGGCAATTCCGAGGGCAATCAGTGCTGCAACAGCTAGGACGACCACACCAACGAGTCCAGCGCTGCCCAGTTTACTCACGAGCCCCGCAACGGAACCCGACATACTGCCGATAGGTCCCGTTGCTCCAAGTAGGCCCGTCTTCAATGACTCGAGTCCCGTTGCGAGTTCCTTCGTAGGCATCTTGTCGAACGTGCCTCCGAGTGAGATGTACTTCGATTGAGCTCCGGCTATTACAATCTTTTGGTCTGCAATCTGCTGCCTGAGTTGACGAAACTGTGCAATTGAAACGGCCGAGCCGCCCTGAAGATTCTTCAGCGCCTTCTGCATTTGCGCCAAGGCCTGCGTGTCTGCATCAAGCTTGCCCCTCAGTTGCTCGAGTTGGGAAATTGCCGATACTCCGCTTGCACCGGTTTCGTCGGCAATCTCAACTCCGAAGCTTACAGTTGCGTCACTCACGAGGGCCTACTTTACGCGCCGAGCTGGCTGTTCATGTAGCTGGCCAGGAACACGGCACCGGTAATCTGTTGCAGTTCTAGATCTGAATCGTCTGAGTCACTAGGGTGCAAGAACTCGATCAAGCACTGCCCGCAATAACGATTGTCCTTTCGAGCCCGGGCCAGGCTCCCTGTTATTTTCCCTCTACGTCACTCTGCTCCACGCCGGCAAGCTTGACCGCCGCGTTATTGGCCTTGCTCAGCAGTGCAGGGGTTTCGTCCTGCAGCTTGTTGAATTCCTCTTTTGACGGATGAATCAAACAACCTGCTATCAATTGAACCATGACCTGCTCTAGGCTCTGCTTGCCCGACGCTGCATTCGACTGGTACGAACGAAATGCTGCTTTGCTCGGCTTGCGCACTACGACCATGTCACCAGTGTGCGGCGCAAATACGGCTGCAATCTTGCGGCCTAGTTCGCCGTGCTCAGTGACAAGTTCGTCGAGTAGCAACTCGTTCTCCATCATCTTGATGGCAATCGCCTCATCACTTGCAGCCTTTTCAGCTGCGCGCTTGGCTCTTACTGCTTCGAGCTTGGATTGCAGTTCTTCTGTGGTTCCAGTTACGCTTACACAATTGACCATGGTTTATCCGCTTTGGTTGGTGGTTTAGAATCGCATCGCGTTGAACGTCGGGAGCCCATTGATGTAGGCTCTCAAATACTTGAACTCGATTTCACTCATGAGTGCATCGGGGCCCTCGTCGTGAGAGATGGTCTCGGTAACCCATGCAACATTTTCGAGTCGGATCGACTTGTCTGCAAACGTCTCTGACTCGACATACTGGATCATGTGGTCAAGTCGAGGCTCGGTAAACGAGATATTGTCCGCAGCAAATGAAGCGTAGTAGTTGCGGATCGTTTCGACTGTGTCCGAATAGACCTTGAGTTTCAGCGGCTCGTAGCTCACCTTTCCAGCTGTATAGGTGCGTGGTGCATGCGATCGACCCATGCCGTACCCATCGGAACGTTCGCGCTTCCAACCCGTCGCAATGGATGTCACGCCGAAGATCTGCTCACCATTGATCGTGTAGATCAGTGACGACCAGCTGAATGGGTTCAGGTTTACTCGTTCTAGATCAAGTGCCATGTTCTAGCTCCAAATTGGTGTAAACGTAGTGGGTTAGCCGGGGAGCAAGAAGCCCAGGCGGAGATTGATGAACGTCGGGTAGGCGAGAGGTTGAATGCCACCCTCGACGGTGAGCGTTGGGTTGTTCACGCGCAGATCGTCCGTACGCAGTACCGACACCAGAGCGGCGGTGCACTTGTGCGGGTCAACGAGAGTTGTACGAATCAGCGTGTTTGCAAGCTCTTCGATGCGATCTGCAACGCTCTTGAGGATGTGGCCAGTGTTGAGATCATAGTCCACGCCCTTTTGCAACTTCGTGTTGAAGAAACTCCACACGGTAGTTGCGAAAAAGCACCACACTCGGAGGCGTTGGAAGTTGCTGAAAGGCGATCCGTTTTGAGCGATCAACGTTGGAAGATTGACGAATGCTCCTTGCGCATCAGTCCACGACCGAAGCACCATGAAACGCAGATCGTCGAGTCCAGGAGTAAGGCTTTCATCATGGCACCTGGCAAGTGGATTTCGGTTGCCATCCGTAATGCTCACCCCTGGTAATCCACCTAGCGTCTTGTCTGCACACGAGACTTCAATCGGTAAACTCTTGACGAACGGAGCAATCGCGTAGCTAGGCGGGAGAATGTATTGCGCCGGCCATGTAGGATTTCCCGAAGCAACGAGAGCAGCACCAGCGTTCATTGCTGCCGGTACAGCTGAAGAGTACGCACCGAAATGAGTGATTGCCGTGCTTGCCTGATAAGCTGAATCCGTTTGCGCAACTCCAGCCGTGACGGTCGGCAATGACGTATTGCCCATCCACCAGCGGAATAATCCACGAGCCATCAGTCCATTGATGAATGTGTCCATCGCTCCGCAAACACCAGTACTTGGAGTCGCATCGGTAATCTCTGACGCAAGCAAAACGCCTTCCCAGGATAGTGCGGAGTTTCCCAAAGCAATGTTTGCAGTAGCCAGATCGGCAACTGCAGCAGCCGGCGCGGTCTGTGTACCAGTGAACAGGTCGCCAACGTTCAGCGTACCTGCAGCGCAATCGAGTTGAATTCCCGAGTCAAAACCGCTTACCGTATTTGCAAGCTCAATGACGAAAGTCGAGGTGTCCGGCAGCTTGGTGACAGGCGATAGAGTGCGGAAGTTGTCAACGGTCCACTGGACATAGATATGGTCGGTTCCCAGCGTACCACCTGCTGCCGAAGTTCCGTTAGCCAGGATCACCTTGACAACAATCATCCCAAATTCACAGTCAATGAGATGAAGGCTTGCTCCATCAACCGTGACAACCGAAGTCGAAGGGGTGCCAGCTGCGCGCGTTGCAGTGACTGCGCTCACTACTCCTGCAGTCGTCGCATGCGTTCGTAAGCAGATGACAGTCGATGTCGGGTTCTGCACCGCGTAGCAGGCAGCCTCCACGAGCGGTCCTTGCCCAAACATCGCTTGAATGTCAGTTGCCCTAGACAGAGCGATTGGAGTGTCATAGGCGCCAGATGTGGAGGGGCCCATGATTGCGAGCAGCTTGCCCGTACCAGGCGAGGCCGCTACGTTGGCGGTAACTTTGGTGGTGGTGATTGTCTGAACAGCCATGGATCGACCTCGAAAACTAGGGTGGGGTAAGAGCTGGAATCGTCATGTCAGGAGCCGGCAAAGTCTCCGCCGGATCGGGAATCAAGTGAGTGCTCGGGAACGCAGTACCGTACGCATCGTCGGGAATCGGTGAACGTATTCTCCCCGTGACTACGATGGCCGCGCCGTGTCGAGAGTCGGCGCCAATGTCGAGCAACCAACGCGCACTCTCAAGATGGACCTGACCCACTCGATGAGTTCCGTGCACAGCTCGATAGAGGCAGGCTCGCCAAGTGTCGTAGAGCATGCGGCAAACATTGTATTGAGCACGCTCGTTCGTTGCCTTGTCCTTGCTCGGATCGAACGCTTGCAGTTGCACGTGGAACGCCTCGTCGAGATCTACTAGGTTGCGCGCTGACTGAGTCGCGGTCACCTGGATCGGAACCTTCGTGGCACCAAGTTCTTTGCCGAGTGATCCAGACTCATCACCGGGAGTCCACACAACTCGTTGAGTTGTCATCTGCTGGCGAACCGGTGGACGCCAACCGAAATGGATAGCAAGGTCAGGAATGTGAGCGATCAAGTCGGAATTCGTTACGTCGACTAGGACCTCGAGTGCGGTTTTGGTGCCCATTAGGTCGCCCCCTTCATGGTAGCCTTGCCCCAGGGGGTCGTAGACTTGCCGCGATGCCCGCCCTTGCGTTGCATCCATTCGGGTCCGAATTCAATGATTCCAAGACGGATCGCATTGCCGAGTTTTTGGGGGAGCCCCTTGTTCGGCAGTATCTGGCGCGCAACTTCTTTGCGAGTACCAAATTGCGCGTAGACAGCCCCGCCGGTAATCGTGAGCCAGATGATCTTGCCTGAGGCTCTGACAGCCACGCGGACTTTTTGGAGTGCCTTGCCGCCGTCTCTGACGAGAGGGGCCCAAGTCTGGCCGTCTAGGGACTGACCAGAGGCCACGGCACTGTCGCATTGGGCCTGGATTATCGGAACAAGTTTCTCGGGCATCTTGGCAACGGCCTGGGATGTCGAGCGTATGTCTCGAATCCAGCCATCGACGGTTCGAATCGCAAGTGTTTTATCGACAGTCATCTGCGCCCCGATCTGATGTACTGCGCGCGCATCCAGTCGTAGGGTGTGACGTCGCTACGACTCAACACCGATGGTTTGATTCCACTAGCAGTAGGCATGTCAGCGCGAAGCGGCAGATCCCAAAGACCCTTCTCCGGATCGGCGGCTTCATTGAGCTCGGTCATTGTGAGTTCCGCGCGCTTGGCGCAGAGCTCTGGATTCTGATCTGATGGTGAGTAACCGCGCTTTGCCTTGACTTCAACATCTACCAGTTTGACAAGCCATCGTTTGATCTGATCCGGTACTGGATCTTGAAACGGTGTGGCATAACGCTTCATCAACTTGCCGTCGATGGTGCCCGAGTAGCTGCCCAGCGTCGCGTCAATCCAACCCGGATAGTCCACCTCCACTGTGTCAACGTCGATCGTTGGCAGCAGCGTCAGCAGGCGATAGGTTTTGACGATTAGATATTGCGACACTTGGTTTCTCTTAGTGATCCCGGAACCACTCGCGGATTAAGTGGCCCCGGGAATCCAATCCGCTTAGGCTGCCTTGCATTTGAAGATGTAATAGGGGTGGCCATACGCGGGCGTAGAACGACCTCGCGCTTGGCACTCCATTACATTGCGCCGACCGAGGTCAGCGTTCTTGCCGTCATACGGCCAGTATTGCGTCGTTGCGATAGGCTCGCGCTCACTCCACACTAGACCTCCCAGTTGCGACATTGCGATCTGTTCCGCAATGACGTAGAAACTAGTGGGGTCCGCCGCGAGTGACGGGAACGTTTTGTCGGTTGACGACGTTGCAATCGTGAGCTCTGGCGCCTGAAGAATCGCCTTGAACCCAAGTGCTTGTAATTGCCCCTCAACTTTCTGCTCGATCATCGCTCCGACGTGCTCGACGGGTAATCCACCGGCGATGTCCATTGACCCGGCGCCTAGACTCGACGCGGGGTACGCGATAGACTTTGCAGCAAGCAACTGGCTCAGTCGTGGGCATAGCGTGGTAGGAGCCAGAATCCCGAGCGGACGAAGATAGCGTGGCATCAAGCCATTACTCATCCTAATCGATCCGATGTACGCCGCAATGTGTTGCAGGTACTCCAGTGACGCGTCAAACGTTGACGTCAAAACGTTCAGAGCACCGGGATAGATCGTGAGGTTTGGATCGGTAGTTGGGCAGGTGCCCCCACCGCCTCCCCATGCGGATCCTTTGGTTCCCGTGAAAATGTTACTGAACGTTCCACAGTTCGCTTGAACACCGGTGACCGGGTTGTACGGATGCGACTGAGAAAAGAATACTTGCGAGTCATAGGTTTGTTGCGCCGTTGCAGCCGCTTCACCACCGAGCAAGTATTTCCCAAGTTGCAACTGAGGATAGATCACCCCTTGTTGCGTAACCTGCGTGACCCAGTCCTCGATCAGGTTTACGCCAGCGCCATCAAGATCGGTGAACTGGTTCAGTGAAATCTCGTAGCGCCCCCCGACATTTCCGGGAACGAACGAGGTTTCTACCAGGGCAAGTTCGCGCGCCGGAAGGTCCGTAGACATACCGAGCGATTCAAGGTAGGCGGTTTCAAGTACCCACGTGACAAACTGTTTTGCAGAACGTGTGGGAATAAGGCGGGTGATCGCGGGATACCAGCAATTTTCAGATTTCAAGAAGTTGGCGTATGCCGTTTCCTTGATCTTGAGAATCGACTGGTCGATCCGGTATTGGAATGATGGATTGTAAAAACCAGGCATTTGTAGCTCCTAAATCAATGTTGAAGGCGACGGTCACACCGCAGCGCTAAATACGAGGTACGCCCAGTTGGAGGTTGTTGCGTTTCCTAGATTAGTCGCCTCGACTGTCCAGTGAATAGAAGCAGCCAGCGCGGTGAACTGAGTTACCGTTGAAACCTTGAACGTTACCGTGTAAGCGCCCTGAGTTCCGTCCGATTTGAACACCACTTTGGCACCATTGGCTACACCCGACGTGGGCAAATTGATGGTTGCGTTTGCAGTCAATCCCGATGCTGCATTTACAACGTACGTTGTGCCGCTAACCAAACTTGCACCGGTTGGCGACCACGCGTTGGATGTGAATGCCGCAGATGTGATATCTATATTCTCACCTTGCGCCGTAGTGACAACGTGAATCTTCTCCACCATCACTCGACCACTACTATCTAGCTCTCGGGCGATGCCAGCGGGAATTCCCGTTGACGTCATGGTCACAGTCTGATTGTCCAGGAAGTAACACACTGATCCGATGTTAGCGAGCGCTACGGGTGATCCGGTATCGTTCAGGAATCCGAGTAGCTGTGCATCGTAACCTAGATCGACAACGCACGGGACGTCACCAGCACCACCGGGAGCAGTAGAGCTTCCGTCGTAGGCATCGGTGAATGTGCCATAGTATCCGTAGTTACTCGGACTGAGACCAGCGGTCATATTGACCAATTTACCCGTTGAGTAAACAATCGCCGCTGCCCAACCCTGCATCACTTTTTGCCCCGAGGTCAGAATCATCTGAGGAAAACGGCTCGACTTCGAGGGGTCGCGAAGTACGGGCGTTGTTGTTGCTGCTGTCATGGTGTTTGGTCCTAAAAATGAGGGTTACGGTTTCGATCACCCACCGAAGCGTCGAGTCATAAACTCGGCTTGTTCGGTTGCTGTAATGCTGCGGACGGCGTGGAAACCATCTTCGGTCTTGAAGAACTTGGGCTGATCGACTTGAGCGACCATGGACGTTGCGAACAATCGTTCTTGGTGCTCAGTGAGTGGTTCTTGCTGAGTACCGTTGACAGGCTCAGTTGCAGCTTGGATGGTTGACTTCGCACCGAGTCCAGCGATTGCAGCAGCAACCGTAGAAGGTGCAGCGACACGCGGCCAATTCTTAACTGCGTCCTCGACAGTTTTGAGGTCGGCTGACATCAAAGTCTTTCGCTGCGCATCGGAAAAGTCGGTGCGGTTTGCGAGTAGAGCGGTTCGCGTCGTAGCTTCAAGCCGCGTGATACGCGACGCCGTTTTTTCCTCGTTGTCCTTGTCGTTGTCGGAAGGACCACCTTCGTTGTCCTTGTCGGGCTCCGCATGTTCCGGCTTTGGTTCAGCTTCGGCTGCCTTAGGGGCAGAGTTGCAAACCGCGATCATCTTGCGCGCCTTCTCTTTGTTTTCGTCAGTCTCGTTTGGGTCATCTACGGCTGCTTGTAGCGCCGCCATTGTTTCAGCAAAACCTGCCACTTTGGCCTCCTTTTTTGGTGTTGATTGCGAGGCCCGTTGTGCCTCAAATGTGCCACTGCTTAGCAGTGAAATAACTTCGTCTTCAGTTGCAATCTGATCGGCTAGACCCTTATCGATTGCAAACTGTCCATGAAAGCACGCTGCCTGGTAACTACGTACTTGCTCGATTGAAAGTGGTCGGTACGCGGCAACGCACTTGAAGAATTCCTCAGCGAGCGCGTTGCATTCAGCATCGAACGCTGCGACTACTTCGTCTGTCTTCTCGATGTGCGGGTTGGTGTCCGCCTTGCGAATTCCGCTGGAAACTACCGTGTATTTGAGCCCGAGTTGCTTGTCGGCTCCGGTGCAATCGATAAGATTGTGAATGACACCGATGCTGCCGACCATTCCAGTTTGCGGAATGAAGATATAGTCTGCCGCACAGGCGAGCGCGTAGGCTGCGCTGAAAGATTTTGAGTCAACGTAGCAGTACAGTTTCTTTCCTGCTGCTGCCATGATGGCGCGAATTTCCTGGACTGTGTCGAGGCATCCATCAACAAGTCCACCTCCCGAGTCGATGGACATAAGCACGCAACGAGCTGGACTCGATGCGGCGATTCGAATGCGTTGCTTGATCGCATCGTACGAGTCGGACCACGTCTCATGATGGGCAAGAGGCCCACCCCAACCAACGTCAACTATCGCTAACCTATCGGTGCTGCGCGGTCTAGGTGGGCGAGGGATGTCGAACTGTGCGCCGACTAGGTTGATTGGAGCAGCGAGGTAACCAGGTACGAGCCACTGACGAGTTTCGTACAGAGTAGCTCTCGACGCTTCATGTTCCGGTTCAGGTTCGCGAGTTTCTTTCGAGGGATCCGATTCTTCATCTTCATCGTCACCATCGTCAATATCATCTTCGTCATCACCATCCGGATCTTCATCCACGCGAGTCAGAGGAGGAGCTTCGACATTTTCAGTCTTGAGCCAATCTGCATACGAGGCAGATGCTTTGACCTGATCGAATTGCTCGGCGCTCATGCTGCCTTGCCTTCAACGACGCGCTCGCGATATGCGTCAATCACGCGAGGGTTGATGTACTTTTCTTTGCAGATTGCTGGAGTGTTGCCGAGGAATTTGGAAGTTTCTTCAATCGCTTTCTTGATGTTCGCATCTGCTTCTTTCGCAGAAATCTTCGGGGGTGGCGCACTTTTCGAAAGCACGTCGAAGCACATTGAGCTCGCGTGAAACGTGCGAAAGTCTTTTGCTGTGATCTTGTCCGGCGATGCCTTCTCTAGATACCCGTTCACATCTGCCGCAGTCGAACCGAAGATCTTGTCACCGGGTTTCTTGCCTTCGGTGCGCTTCACGATCTCGGCAGCCAAGTCGCCTTCAACTCTACGGTTCCATTCCTTATGCGACTTTCCGGGAAACTTCAGGTTGATCGAACCATCTGAATTCTTTATGACATGCTCGGCGCGCAGAGTGGTAGCGCCTACGCTCCCCGTATCCTTCTCTGCATCGCTGCCTCCGACTCGTATTGTAGTCGTATCGATCAAACGAACGACCACCGCGCTATCAGCAGTCTTTGGATCATTCGATTTCGAATCACTTTCGATAGTCTTTCGAAGAGCTCCGATGTTCTTCGCCATCTTGGCAGCTTTCCCAAATTTGTAATCGGCTTGCTTCTGCATGTGCTCATCGGTGTATTGATACGTTTTGACTTCTTTACCGTTGCGGTTCTTGCGGAAAATGACTGCTTTTAGGCCAGTTTCACCGCTGAACTCATGAACCTTGTTGATCGTGTCGAGTGGAAATCCACCATAACCCTGCTTGCCGTTCTTGTCCTTTGGCTGGCGTGACGCGAGATCGGCGCGCGAAAGCTCCTTGCCTTCACCATGGATCTCCGACTTTACGGTCTTCGACTTGTCACTTTCGGAACTGCCACCTCCGCCACCAGAACCGAACTTGCCGTCGTCCTTGCGCGGGTGCTTCGATTCCTCAAATTCCTTTTCAGCACGGAACGTCATGCTGCAACTTCCTTCGGTGCATCGGTTGACTTGCCAACGTCCCCAAGTTTCTTCTCACCCTCTTCGCCACCAATCGGTTCAAGACCTTGAGAGCGACGGACTTCGTCAATCGTTATCGCCTTCGCAATGTCGGTCGGCGCCAGCGTGAGTTTGGGTGCGGTAGAGGCTCGCGCGATTGGCCTCAGTTCTAGGCCGCTTTCACGTTCAAGCATCTTGCTCATGCTCTCTGGCTTTACCTGCAGGCCAACTTGGCTTGCGAGTTCAAGAATTACCTTGATCTGCTGGATGTCGATTCGTTCGGCAACGTCAACACGACTCGATGTCACTGGTATCGAGTACTGCGCAATGATCTCGTCCATGTCGATCTCGCGCCCGTACTTCGCAAGCATCGGCTCCAGTTTCTCAACTGCACCGGCGCATTGAATCCACGACTGTGCGGCGTTGGTTAGATCCTGCGGCGAACGTGTGTCGAACTCAATGCACGGTGAACCCTCGATGTTTTCGACACCGTATTGCGAAATCGTCCACTGCGGCAGTATCTGAGTGTTCTCGCACATTGCCCACGAGTCGGCGGGCTCTTGAATGAACTCTTTGCGAATGGTTTGGAACAAGTTGTTGTTCAGAAAACCAGTTCCACCAGTCGTTGTGACCTCTTGACCAGCTGCGCAAATCGTGAGTTCTCGGTCCCAACGTGTGATCGACTTGTCGAAAATGTCGGCGCCTTCGGAACCAACTTCTAGAACCTTTGCGTCAAATCCAGGGGCTGGCGCGCTTGCCAGAAAGTTGGAACCCCAGTTGGCAAACGCCATGAACCAGGACTCGCGGTCACCTTGCGACGCGCCAACGGGTGCAGTCGTTACGATGCCCGGGTTCGCCATTCCGCGTTCGAGATTTCCCGAGCACAGTGCAGCATTTTCCTTGAGAATGAAGGCACGTGAGGCGGCGTACCAAATGCCGCGTTCCCACGGTGCTGCGTCAACGCCAGCGGGCTCCCACAGAACCCAATTGCCATCGCCCTTGATGATCGGCAGCAGTCCACCGGATGCTGAGCGATAGAACCAATTGCCCATGTTGGACGACCAGCGATAGACGAGGCCCTCGGGTGGCAACCGGCGGAGTACTGGGTACGACCGCCCAGGAACCTTGAGCAGCTCACCAACCGCGACGCCCATACCAATGCCGTCCTGGATCATCAGCTTGGCCTGGTCGGGCGGAATCATCGCATCGTGAACGCTCTGGACGGACTCGTGGCCCTCCTGCAGTTGCGCGACGTACTCAGCTTTACCCCTGAATTTACGTGGAAGCGTGACTATTCCGGCGCATCGAAGATTGAAAACTCCGCTGAAAACACCGTCACTCAGTACTGACTTCCAAAGTAATGCGGCACGGAATAGGTCACCGACCGCGGCATCCTGCATCGCCAGCTTGCGATCTTGGAGGAGCCAGTCGGTGATAAATTCGGGGCGGAGCGACAGGTGCCCACCCATCGCCTTGCGCCCTCGTTCGATGATCGGATCATCAATTCTAGGCCAATTTGCCCCAGGTTTCCCGACGTAACCCGACCGCGCCAGCAACACGTCGATTACTCGAGATGCTGTCGCGGCTAGTGCGGTTCCTGCGCTCACGAGTCAAGTGATGGCTGATTTGACTGGCTAGGCGCAATGATTTATCGCAAGCTATCAAAAGTGTCTTTAGTGCACATTCACGGGAGATATTGAGAACATGACCAGAATGCTTGCGAACCATTTGCTGATTCGGATTGCAAACTCCGCGCCCTGTGGTCTCATTGCCGTGCGCACGTACTTACAAGGTGGTCTTCGACGTGCAAGCGTGATCGAACGCATTGAGTTAGCGTTGCGAGCGAATGACCTCGCGAGTTACATCACTGCCCAAGGCGCTTACCCAAACGCGCCACTCATTGCCGATGCTTCCGGTGATCCAGGTACCCCGGGATGGCGAGCGTGATATTCTTGTTGCAGTTGACGGCCTGCACGCCGTTGATGGTTTCTTGATGGTTTCCGGGCAGCTGCGGAGCTCGGCATACGTTGCAGTTGACGGCCTGCACGCCGTTGATGGTTTCTACTCAGGCCGTCGTCTGTCATCCGTTGCGCGTTGTTGCAGTTGACGGCCTGCACGCCGTTGATGGTTTCTTCTTCGATGTGGCGAGTGATGCCCTGCCATTGCTTGTTGCAGTTGACGGCCTGCACGCCGTTGATGGTTTCATGTCTCGCGGATCTCTAATGGTATCGTGTCTTTGGATGCCACATTGCGAGCGGCGTTGATTCTTCGGTGAATCACTGCCCCGCAACTACCACATTTACAGATCGGGTCCTCTCGATAACCAAACGATTCATCGGACTTTTCACCGCATCGCGAGCAAGTAACGGAATTTCCGTAGCACTCCACCTCTCGCACGCGAGAGCCAAATCGTTGTTTGAGCAGCGCCGGACCAAGTCTCATTACTGATATTTGATTACTGGCCTTTCCGTCCCATTCATGTGGTAGGTGGCCCACATCACTGCTCTCATGCTCTACCTTGATCATCTCTACTGCAGCTAGTGGCTTGACAAGCTCATTGTACAATTGATGCATGACGCGTCGTTTCATTTTCTGATGCAGTCTACTGACGGTAGTTCGATCGGCGGATGGACGCTGAATTGATTCTAGAGACTGCATTTGTGCGATCTTTCGAGACAGATCATGATTGCGAGGATTCTCTATGATTCGATCATGCTCCCCATCTGATGTCGCGGCAATAACGTCTAGACCCATACTCACTCCGATTACGCTTCCCGGAATTGCTTCTGGAAGCGCACGGATCGGTACTACCTGTTTGATCGCCGCATACCATCCATCAGCCTGCTGAGATATCGCAACTCCCTGCATGATACGTCCCGTTGGTATGCGCCCTGGTAACTTTCCTAAAAACTTCATACCTTCAAACGATATCTGGCAGTCGTATGATCGGTGTTGTCCGGGCTTGTCGTATTTGGGGGTAAAGTTACCGACCTTCAAATTCTCACCACTACGAACCAACAAAGGCATATCGTCTCCAAGACGGCGAAACCTCTTTCTTCTCTGATTTTTTGCTCGACCTTTTCCACCTGCAGCTTTTCCGCTAGCAAAAAAAGTATGAACGAGCGCTTGAACGAGATGCGCGCTTGGCACCACTTCAATAGGTTCTTCTAGATTTCCAAGAATCACTTCGCGAAAAAACTGATAGTCCTGCTTTAGTGGTCGCTCTTCGCTTGAGTAGAGCGCGATCATTTCCGTGAGCTTTGGTCTCCAACTGCACTCCGGAAGCTTGTTGGTTGCATCGTGTACGCATCTAGACCATTCACGGACCGCATCGCGATGTGCCTCCGCTGATGCTTTCGATTCAGATGCTGTCATTGATTCGTAATCGGGACGCGTCGGTTTCGGTGATACTAGTCCGTAATGCACCGCATACGCTTCTCGAGCGTCGATGACCTCCTGAGTCTGTTTGCATAGCCAGTTCCAGCATGTGCGCAATGCGTTTTGCAATGCGAACAAACGCGCTTCCTGCTCTCGCGTTGGATAGATTCTTATCACTTCACCGCGTATCTCGTGTCCTTCTGGAATTTCAAAATTAGCTTTCATTCTCAGCACCCACACTTCATTCCGACCGTTGCCGATTCAACTCGTTCGCACCCCAGCCCCCGCATGCACCCGCGCAGCACGCCGTCTGCCTGATACCAGTGTGACGACGCCTTGACTTGGCACGCCATTGGACAGCAGTACTGGCGAACGTTGGACTGGAAGCATGAGGCGTTACAATGGCGACACGCAAGAAGCCAGGCGACGAATAGAAAAACTGCTACTAACATTTTCACAGTTCGACCGTTGTCGTCGTGAAGTGACCGCGTCATTGTGTCACCCACTTCCCACCGATGGTTGAACAACTCGAGTGCAGCGCTACGAGGTTCGAATATGCCGCATCGAGATAGTAGTCAGTCTCCACAGCATCGGTGTGCATGTGACCCATGTCAATGCGAATCGAGTACGCGCACGAACTGGCAGCAGTGAGCCCTGCGCACAAATTGGTTAGGCTAGCTTGGTACTCCGATGTCTGGTAGATGCAAACGCTCTGTGCCGTCGCATATGCGAAGTTTTCGCACGATATGAGTCCCTGTGCCGAGTCGTAGTAGCCGTAGGAAACGAACGCTGTTGTGACTCGATGCCCACCAGTGCCGCATGGAATCTCTGGACCGGCGTCGATAATCTCGTCAACGGATTGCGCCGATTCAATTCCCTCTGCTGGAACTCCGGAGCACCCGGCAGCCATGAGCGCCGCCAGTGCAATCGCGCGCTTGATGGTCGATTCGATTTGCGAGGCAAGGCGTTCGCACTCGAGTCGTGCGCCGCGTGCCTTGCGTGACAGTTCGGTCTGGTCGGGTTCGGGTTGGATGTAGGAAATGTTCATGATTTGGTCTCGTCGAACTCAACAGGGCGCAGCAGAATGTCCATCGACTCGGTAATCTCGCTATCAAGACGCGCCTCGGTATACATGTGGATTGCGTCACTGAGAGCCATGACTGAGTCGCTCTTCGTGGGTCCGATGATCGCGAGTAGCTCCTTGGCGCGCATGACAAGCAGGTCGGCGGCGAGAATCACGAGGCTCTTGGCGGGTCGCACTGTGGTGGTCATGACTTCGGGTCCATTTTTGTTTGTGCGACCAGATCGTTTGCACAATCCGGACAAATACCAACGTTGATCGCTAGATTACCCGAAATGTCTCTCTTAACCTCGGAGTCGAGGTTACAGCCGCAAGATTTGTCTGGTCTCCGTTTGCTGGCCCAAGATGGAAATGGTTTGAGCTCGGGGTATTTGGTCATCAGAATCGAGAGGTATGTCGGGCTCACGCCGATGGCTTCGGCAGCGTCTGACTGATAGTGGTGCTCTGCGACGCGCGCGAGAACGTAGGACACTGCGACGCGGTGTAGTCTGTGATCAGATGGGCAGTCGAGACAAGCACCGAGCGCGACTGCTACTGGGTTTTTGCTGACGGTCATTCGCGCACCAGCTCCAATTTGAGTGAGGCCTGAGTGAGTTCAGCGTCCGTTGCTCCGATCATCTCAGAGTGGCTGCACAGTGCGACTCGTACCGACGCAATGCTGAGCTCGGGGTGTCGTGCCCAGAACATCGCGGCGAATCCGCGCAGCACTACGACCACGATTGGGTCGCACAGGTTGGGCACCTGCACTGCCTGCACCGCGATTGATTCGCCTCGGTAGCTCAAGCAGACCACCAGCGCATCCTCGCCGGTCATGGCGCGTCGCATTCCGTGCGCGCGCAGTTGTTTGTCGATGGGTATGTGGCTCATAAATCAAACCTCTGACATTTCAGATCTAAATCTGCGTGCCTGATAATTCGCCGCAGTGGATACCGCATTTGGAGTCGTTCTTTGGTGGTGGCCGCTAGAGCGCGAGTGGCCACTGCCGCCATAATTGGCGTGGGTGTGAAAGTGTGACCACGATCAGCGAGCCAACGCGCATCTGACATCGTGATGCGTTGGAAATCCTCGATTGATGTATAGTCGTCTCTCATATCGAGATAGAATACTACTCGCTCTAGTGTGGGAGTGATTCCCACGACTGTGATTGTTTCTCCAGAGTTGTAGAATTTGGCTGTCAATTCCGACATTTTCTCAGTCCTCTCACGCGCCCAAGCCCCGGCCTCTCTCGAGGTGCGGGGCTAGACTAGACTGAATGGGTATCTACTCAGCAAAATACGCGACTAGATCCAGATCGAGGATCGCAAACTGTCGCCCGTCGTCGTCCCTCAGTCCTGGTTGGCACCCGCCGACCCCGAGCTCTATCAGGATGCCTTCGTGCGCGACCCCATCGGGCGTCGTGTACCCGATGCGACGCCCATAATCACCCATCGCCTCGATACGAGCGCAGTAGCCCGCGATACCGGCAGACAGCTCGTCACTGATGTCGCTGTCTGCGTCGATTACCTGATTGCCTGTGTTGATGATTTGGGTCATTTTCTCAGTCCTCTCTCGATCCCGGGTCAGCGCGTGCCTATCGTCCGCGGGTACAGAGACGTCGGCGAATTCGAACGTCTCAAAATCATCTCCTGCGGCTCCGCTCTCGCAGAGGTACGACTCTGTGCCCCACTTGTCCGCGTAGCTCTGTGCCTGGACTCGAGCCGCTGCGATGTCGCTACCTGCGTCGATTGCTTGGTTGCCTGTAGTGTCCGTGATTCTGTATTTGGTCATTTTTTTGGTCTCCCTCACTGACACCCCAAAAGCCCCGGCCTCGTGAGAGGTGCGGGGCGGGGACGATTGCGGGGGACGATTATCCCGCGTACACTCTGCGACCGTTGACGCGGACGTGGCCCTCGAACTGGTCACAGTCTAGGCTCTCAATGATGGCCTCCACATATTCGGTCGTACTGAGTCCGATATCATCGCAGTACAGAGCATCGCCCGTGTCCGAGTCGATGAGCATTTTGCCCGCTGCGCGCTTGCATTTAGCAACCATTTCGGTGTCACCATTGGCCGCGGCTTCGGATTTTAGAGTTTGGATTCTGCTGATTGGATTGGTCATTGTGTTTCTCCTCACTGACAAAACTAGTATGGTACCGATTATCGCGCGCGGCAACTAATTAGTTAGTGCGCGCGAAGATAGTTCACGGGGCCGGTTCGTAATCTATGGGCCAGGTAGTCAGTTGTTTACATCCCTCGCCGCATTCGCTCGACCATCGCCTCATTCTGTCGCGTTAGCTCGTGCACAGTCATCGGACGTTGTTGCTGGCGCGCCTGTGCCGTCCTGCGTTCAGCTTGACCTTGCGACGTGCGCTCGTAGTCCAATTCATAATTCGCCAGCACGTAACTCACGACGTCGACCGAGTTTGGGGACGCACCGTTCAATCGAGTGCGCATGAGAGATTTTGCAATGTAGACTCGAGTTGATTTGTCATCCTCGACCTTCTGCGAAGACTTGAGCAATCGCAGCTGTGCGTCGAGTTTTGCATTCGGTGCATAACCAACTGCGCGAATAGTGAGCATGACCATGTTGTCGATCATCCAGTCGCGGAACATCTTGAAACCTGGCTTAGGCGAGTTCTGCCCAGGCATTATACGCCATGCGCGCAACGGCTTGTCAGATCCGAGTGTTCGAATCAGTCGCATGAGTTCCGTTTCAAACTCGACACCGATGCGCGAGCTTGCGTCAAACCGAATCGGTATCGGATAGTCTTCGGGGCGAGCCCACGTATCGACGAGCGCTTTGACTTCGACGAACACCGAGTCCTGGATGCTGCAATTCTTCTCGTACAACGACACAATCTTCGCACCGCGGCGCGCGCAGAATCCGTAGGGATCTGAGCCTGCGCGCTCACCACCGGGGTCAACCGCAATCGTGAGGGGCCCTTCGTCTCCCATTGAAGGCCAACGAACGTGCGCTTGCTCGATATCCACTTCATTCAACGCGAGCTCCGCGTCCCAATCCGGGAAATCTCCACTGACGCGCACTTGGTAAACGGGAGACTTTTTTCCGCGAATCGGGTCGAGTTGCGCAGCCATCTCAATTTCCTCAGGACTCATGAGTCCTTCGAATTGCTTGGAATACTTACTCGCCTCCTCGCAACTCAAGTGCACCTTTTTCCAATATTTTGAAATCTCTCCGTAGAACGTCTCGTAGAACGGTGTGTCGCGTAAAAATGGATTGCCACTCATTACAAACTTAGCAGTAACGGCTGACGCATTGAACTCGAGTGCGTAGAAGGACTCGTGGTCGAGTTCGCTTGCTTCGTCCGCGATAATCATGAATCCGTCACCGCCCGAGAATCCTAGGAGTCCTGCGGAGTCCGCGGCAACACGGCCATAGATGCATCGACCATCAGCCGCACGAAGCCCCCCAGACTCACCGTGGCAACTGTTGTGCATCTTGCCATCGAGCACCTGCGAGTGAGGGCATGGCCGTTGAGTGACTGCCTCCCTGCGACAGTTCAGACAGATCCCGGACTCGGACCATAGTTTCCTGATTTCTTTCCAGAGCTGCCCACCCAGCTGCTCTATCGTTGCGTTTCCGATCTGCACTTCGGCATGGGTGCGTGTCGCGAAATACCAGAGAGCAGCGATTGCGAGACTCGTGGTCTTTCCGCACTTGTTTCCCGATCTGCACGTCGTTCGCCGGTTGTCGCGGATCGCCTCGAGGAATTCGATCTGACCTGGCCAGAGGTCGATCCCCAGCACGCACCGAGCGAACCCGACCGGGTCGTTTCGAAATTGGGTGATAGGAAATACCAGCAGGCGAGTCAACCGCAGTCGGTTCGCCGCGTCGCGCATCAGCACATTGCCGCCGGATATCAGTGCCGCAACCATCTCTCGCTCCTCGGGCATGGCGCGCAGGGCGTCGCACAGGCTCACTGTCACCTCCTGCCAGGGAGCGCACTCGAGTAGCTCGACGCTCGTGACCCGCTGGGTGAGCTTGCGCAACTTTTCTCGGATCGTGTCATGCACGGTGCGTAGCCGAAGGGAGTCAGCCGACCTTGTCTCGAGTGTGGCCAGGTTGGCGCGAGTGTCGCACTCGACCTGCAGGGCGCGCAATTTGGCCACGCACTCAGCTAGCTCCACAGCAGGCCCTACAGTGGCCGGGCTCGGGATTGCCCCGGCTGCCACTGTGGAGGCTCCTGCTAGCGCGCTGACGAGCTCCCGGTACTCAGGTGAGCTCAGGAGTGCGTCGGAGTCGGTAGAGCGCTCCAGCGCGTCACCAGCGGTCCCCAACCACAGCCGCATGGCCGTCTTGGCGGATTCAATCCAGCCGGTCAGATCCTCGCGGGTGGCCAGCTGAGCGTCGAGCGAGTGCGAGATTGACGGGACAGGAGGGGTCCACGTGAGGTCAGCATCGGGATTCGCTGCGGAAATTTTGGCGGCCATCTCCTCGCTGATCACCCGATCTCCCACGAGTAGCCGGTGCATTTGGCTTTTGTCGCACCCGTACTTCTGCGACAGTTTTAGCTCGCTCTGGAATTTACTCTCACGCTGTATAAATTCCAGGTGCGGCGTAAACTCTGGACGCTGCCTAGGGTTGACAGCACCTTTTATTCCGCTTCCAGCCACCGTTTTCGAAATGCTTTCACACAATTCTTTCGCGATTGCCTTGTTTTTGGCTCGAATATTCATAAGTGGCTCCAGAACCCCATGCATTACACTGCTGGCCGAAAAATTCCGTTACAGCTTTTATTTATCGCGGAAC